GTAGAAGACACCGAAGTGGGAATAACATCCACGGTCAATTTCGATGATGTCTCCAGGCATTAGATGTTGGTCAGTTCCGTAGGTTGGGTTAGGTTTTTCAATAGTCATTGGATGTTCGGTAGTCATATCAGCAGTTGGTTTAGTTTGTTGTTGCGAAATGTGTTTCCGAAGGTTCGACTTTACCTCGGGGCTGAGAAAAAGTTCAGTGGGGTCGCCATGTTCCCAGAACTGTTGTGTCCATTTCGGGGGTGGACTTGCCCAGCCAATTTTGATTCGAAACGCGATGTCGAGATCTTTGAAAGACAGAAGATTGGCCGTAACTCCTGCTTTCGTGAGTGCTTGTTTGTAAGCATTTGTTTCTTTATCAAAAAGTTCGCGCCCGTAAAAGAACAGGAAGCGTTGAGCTGTTTTGACATTTTCGAGGGTGGCATTATGAGGTTCATCGGCGAGCGTCACCCAGTTTGCAATTTCATTGATGGTGTCAAGGGACATTTGCGGCACAAGAATGGTTTTGTTGTACAGCACGGATTTGCGTTTCAAAAATCCGAGATCAATGATTTTTCGAGTTGGTTCAACTTCTTCGCGTTTGCGTTTGAGCTCATCAGTATATTCGATACCGATAGCTTGTTCAAAGAATTCAGAAATTGATTGGAAGTTGAACGTTGATGCAATTTCATGTGTGATGGAACAGATGTTATCATCACCATATGTATACAAAACAACATTTTTATGAAAATAGTACATAGTATTTACAGGTTCAGGCATAATACAACAATAGGCTATACGCATATAAAAGTTATTAACAATAGTGTTTACAATTACAGTAAAAGGGTTTCCAGAAGGATTCCCTTGAGCAGTATAATACAAAGTGTTTCCTATCTTTTGCAGTGTGTGAATTAGTTCGTGCCATAGGACAGCACGGATGGTAGCATTTTCAGGGCCATCGTCATACCAAGTGTTTACAAGGTCTACAACACGTGCCATGAGTTGTGGGTGCAGAGTGCCGTCAAAATTTCCGTAATCGCCGGCTACTCCAATATCAGAATTGGCAAGTAGTCGTTGGTACAGAGCATCCCATTCAAGGCTCTCGGGATCGATTCCGATGGCACTACCAAATTCAGCATTGTGGCGGTTGGACATCACATAGGCTGCAAAAGACAGAAAATATTTACGAAATAATACAGTATAAGCAATATTAGCTGCAGTGAATATACGGGTTTTGCTAATTTGAATCTTGGCGATAGGGCGTCGTTCAAGTTTTAGTTGGTTGTTCCAGAAAGAAAGTTCGCGTTTTCCCTCTTTCGCACTAGATTCAATTTTAGCGATAGCTGCGACGACTTCACTTCCGAGGTCGTTAAATTTGATTGGGTCAGCGGATGTTGGTTCGTGGTCGTCAGAAAAGTGATCAAACATGTAACCTTTGTCTTTGGCTCCTTTGGGTCGGTTGAGCAAGTATGGGTATCCTTCAGATGAAGAAAGATTGATTCGGTCAAAATACTTGCAAGGAAAGCCATTCAATGACTCGTGATCAGTTAAAACACGACGGGGGCCATTGAAAGTAGGTCGAAAGGCGAGATAGGTACGGACCATATCTTCGTAGACTTCGTCAATTACACGTTCGTCGAGTGGCTTCACGGGAACGCCAAACTTTTCTGAGTTGGTTTGCAACGGATCGGTTCCATTGCCACGTTTATCGTATTTATGCATAACTGTTGGTTCAGAAGTGTGTTCGTGGACTTCGTCATGGATTACACTTGGTACTATGTCACATTTGGTTGAGTTGCGTGGCATATATTCAGGTGGGATTGCACCAACAATTGTTACATTGCCGGTGGGTGTGTATTCCATGTCACAGTCTTTACTAATGGGCACAGCTTTTGGTACAGAATCAGGTCTGAATGAGTCGGCTTCGCACGGTTCGGGTAGTTCGTTGGTGATTTGCGGCGTTCCACCAATTTCGTCAACAGCGAGTTTGACAAGTTCTTGTGTTATAGAACATGCCATTGCGTATCCAGTAGACTTGTTTGAAGCTACATGGAATCCAATGATTTTGCGGTCACATTGGTTGTTGATTCGAATTAGTGGTGAGGAACAGTATCCTCC